ATCCGTCCAGTTGTTAACGCAATCGGCGCACGCGCAATGCCAAACGGCGGAGCATCAAAGACGTTTATCCGTCCAACGATCACCACGCACACAAGCGTTGCTGCACAATCAAGCGAACTTGCCGCAGCATCCGCGACCACAATGGTCATTGCGTCAAACTCGGTCAGCAAAACAACTTTGGCGGGACAAGTCACCCTTTCAATTCAGGATGTTGACTTTACCGATCCAGCATCTTTGCAGATTATTCTGAACGACTTGCTCGGCGAATACTTGATCGCATCTGACAACGTTGCAGCAGACGCAATCGTTGCAGGAGCAACAGCATCTGGCGCAACATGGACAGTCACAGCAAACGATCCAACATCGTTAATCTCGGCTATCTACACCGCCGCATACAACATGCTGCTCGACACAAACTTCCTGCCAGATCACATCTTTGTATCGCCGGGAGTATGGCAAGCATTGGGCGCACAGTTAGACGCAGACAAGCGACCAGTATTCCCATACGTTGGAGTATCTGGCTTGATGGGCGTAAACGCAATGGGCGCAGCAAACGTGACCGTGGCAAACACATTCAACCCATTCGGCTTGAACCTTGTTGCAGACCGCAACTTTGCAGCCGGCACAATGGTTGTCGCACGCGCACAAGCGATCGAGTTCTATGAGCAAATCCGTGGGCTCATGTCAGTTGAGTTGCCATCTACTTTGGGTCGCAATTTCTCGTACGCAGGGTACGTATCAACGTTCATCGCAGACGCAACACAAGTCCAAAAAATCGCGTTGGCCTAGTCAGAAGCGGAGCATCCGCTCATGGCTACATACAGCGTCACTAACAAATACCTCATAGACGACTTCGCCGTCCTTCAACTTCTCACCCCGACGGAGTTGGAGGTCGGCCAGTCAATCACGGTTGCAGGCGTAGACGCCACATTTAACGGCACATACACAGTCCGCGCTCTTCCGCAATATTTATTTGAGGGCGTAGACACCGAAGGCGATCTTCTCTACGACGCCAACATCCCAATCGCCAACCAAGTCCTCTACGCAAAGACGGCCGCCGATGTCGAGCGAACCGCAGCGTCTGGAACCTTGACATCAACCCCGACTTGCACATGGATCTCAGCAACCGACGTTGAGGACTGGCTTGGCATAGGCACGGCCACAAGTGCCGACGCCGCGTTCTTAACAATATGCGCGTCTAGTTCTTCGCAATTCTGCTGGCGCCGAAGAATGGAAGCCGGCTACGTGGACTCCCTTACGACCGTCCCATCGCAAGACGTCAAACTTGGAACGATCATGTACGGCGGCGCGCTCTACCGTCAACGCGGATCTATGGATTCCTTCGCATCATTCCAGTCGATGGGAACCGCTCCCGTCATGGGACTCAACGGAATGATCCGTCAACTCTTAGGCATTGACCGTCCGCAGGTTGCCTAGTGCCAGTCCCGACCTACACCGACTTATTTAATGAGGGCTACGACGACCTAGTCGCGAAACTCCAAACCGTTGTAGGGCTTCAAGTAGTTAACGATCCGCGCAACATCGTTCCGCCGTGCGTGTTCGTAAACATTGACTCGATTGACGGCTACAACTACAACATCGCCAAACTTACCTTTACACTCCAGATCGTGACCCTAGGCCCCGGCAACCTAGACGCCCAAAAGTCGCTGCTCAATATGCTCGCTCAGGTATACGCGCTCAACATTGGCGTCATCTCAGGCCGCCCTACAAACGTCGACATCGGCGGATCCGTCCTGCCGGCATACGAACTTACTGTCGCAACCGAAGTCCAAACGGCGTAATCCACACCTAGCGCCCGAATCTATGTCAAACTAAAACCACAACTCAAGGAGCAATCATGGCAACCTCAACTATCCTCTCCAATCCAACAGTCACATTGGGATCAACGGCACTCACCGGGTGGTGTACATCCGCCACATTGACTCGCACCGTGACGGCTCTAAATGACACCGTTTTTGGCGATACAGCAAACACTTTCACGGCTGGCCTCGAAGACAACGAATGCACGCTTACTCTTTTTCTTTCATACGCAGCCAACGCCACTTACGCGACACTTGCACCATTAGTCGGCACCAAAACAACCGTCATCGTCAAGCCAACTAACGCAGTCGACTCGGCAACGAACCCTGGCTTCACGTTAACGAACTGCTACTTAGAATCGTTGCCAGTCATCTCAGCCTCTCTCGGCGAACTGCAATCGATTGATATCACCCTGATGGGTGGCGTTTACTCAGCCGATACAACAAACCCATAATCACGGCCGTCCTCGGCCCGACACAAGGAGAACCATGAAAATCAAACTCAGCCTTACGCGCGGAGAAGTCAAAGAGCAACTATCCACGAATCTGTTCGTCATTGCCGAATGGGAACGCCTAGAGAATCGTCGAGTGTCAGACGGCCGTGGCATCGGTGCATCCGATCTAGCGTGTTGGGTACACACATTGCTTGTCATTAAAGGCGAGAAGCTTCCCGCGACTTGGCGCGAATGGTTGAAGGATAATCCAGACGTCGAGATCGCAGCGGAGGACGCAACCGATCCAAACCCTACGGACGCGGCTACCGCCGGCAATTAGCCGAACTGGTAGTCGCGACGGGATGGGCTCCGACGTTTTATGCGGATTCATTTGACGCGCGCGACCTTCAAACAATCATTAGAGTCCTTAATGACCAAAGCAAAAAAGGACGCAAATGAGAGACTCAGCCGGCGGCATTGAAGCACGGATAGAAGTGTTCGGCCTTGGTCAAGCGCTCAAGGATCTCAACAAGATCGACAAAGTTCTTCGCCGCGACATCACCAAGGACTACAAACGCGTTACCGCTGGACTCGTCTCCGACATCCAATCGGCAATCCCACTCAACTATCCGCTCTCAGGCTGGCAGCGCCAATGGAATCTTCGCGGCCAATACCAAGTCTTCCCATGGCCGACCGATCATTCCGTGAAGGCATACATCAACACCAAAGCGCCCAAAGAAGTATTCGGTGGCAAAGTAAACCTCTCAACCTTTGCCGTTAAATGGCTTGGCGCCGCAGCCGCGTTCTTTGACTTTTCCAAAAGTAATCAAATGGGAGCCGCACTAACAGCCAAGTACGGCGACCCGTCGCGAGTAGTGTGGAAACAGTACGAAGCAAACAAGAGCGATCTTGAAGTAGAAATGGCGCGAATCGTTGACCGCGTCGGAGAAGCTTTGAGCCGCGATCTAAGCGCAAGGTAAACCCATGGCCGTCATCCTCCCAATCATCAGCGAATACGATCCCAAGGGCGCCAAGCGCGCAATCGCGCAATTTAAGCAACTAGAAACCTTTGGCGAAAAAGCAAACTTCGCAATCAAAAAAGCAGCACTCCCAGCGGCCGCCGCCGTTGCCGGCTTAGGCGTAGCGCTTGTAGGAGCAACTCAAGCCGCCATGGAGGACGCAGCCGAGCAAGCAAACCTTGCGCTCGTCATGCAGAACGTTACGGGAGCAACCGACGCACAAGTCGCTTCTCAAGAAAAGGTCATCGCCGCAATGTCGAGGGCGTCCGGCACGGCAGACAGCGAACTCCGTCCAGCGTTCCAAGCGCTTCTCGTAGGAACCAAAGACATCACTACAGCCAACACCGCTCTAGCGCTCGCTCAGGATATCGCACAAGGCTCTGGTAAGGATCTAGCAACCGTCTCCGATGCACTTGCCAAAGCCTACGGAGGCAACTTCAAAGCCCTAGGCCAACTTTCCCCAGAGATTAAAGCCATGATTAAAGACGGCGCCACTCTCGACGACGTAATGAATGTTCTCGGCGGAACCTTCGGAGGAGCCACGGCCGCAGCCGCCGAGACTGCCGCAGGGCGCATGAAGATTCTGAAAAACTCGCTAGATGAAACAAAAGAATCTGTCGGCGCCGCACTTCTTCCAGCATTTGAAGCCGTCCTCCCAGTAATTCAAAAATTTGCAGACTGGGCCCAAGACAACCCCGGCGTCTTCTTGGCCATTGCCGGCACGATCGGCGCTATTGCCGTCTCAATTATGGCCGTCAACTTTGCAATGGCCCTCAACCCGTTTTCCGCTATTGCAGCCGGCATCGCCGTCATGGTTGTCGCGCTTGTGGCCGCTTACAAAAAGTTTGAATGGTTTCGCAATGGCATCAACGGAGTTATTAACTTCATCATTGGCGCATTTGAAAACATGGCGAACATGTGGATCAAAGCAATTAACGTGCTTATTAAGGCATACAACGCCATTCCGTTCGTTGACAACGTAGGGACATTAAATGAAATATCCCTTGGCCGTATCGGTCAGGCGCAAGAAACGGCTACTGGTGGCATTGGTGGAATCCGCATGATGGCCACGGGAGGCATTGTGACGGCGCCGACTTTGGCAATTGTGGGTGAAAAGGGGCCAGAAGCCGTCATCCCATTAGACCGCATGAAGAACCAAGGCGGACAGAACATCACCGTCAACATCACGGGCGGCATCTCAACGTCGGCAGACATCGGCCGTGCCGTCGTTAACGCCATTAAAGCAATGAATCGTGTAGACGGCCCAGCACAAATCCAAGTCGCGTAATGGCCGCCACAATTGTTCAATCGGGATCCTACGATCTTCTCATTGACACAGGCTTCTTAATTAACGCATTCGTCCTAGACGACACACTTAAAGGCGTCCTCAATAACACCGAATACGTCCTTAACGGAACAACACAATTTGCATCCGTCATCGAGGGCTCTACAAACATCACCGTCACACGCGGCCGCCGCGACATCGGCGACCAATTCACAGCCGGCTCAATGACCTTCAACTTGCTCGACGGCTATGCCGGCGGAGTGTTCAACCCATTCAACCAAGACAGCCCATTCTTTGACACCGCAAACAACCAACCCGGACTAGCGCCAATGCGGAACGTCATTCTCACCCGAGAAGGCGAAGAACTCTTCAACGGATACATCATCGACTACACCTACGACTTTGCGCTTGAAGGGCTTGACTCAGTCACCGTCTCATGCGCCGACCGTTTCTATGTCCTATCCCAGACTTACATGGACGAATACAACGTCTCCGAAGAACTCGCCGACGTGCGAATTGCCGCTGTCTTAGACCTCCCAGAAGTCAACGCATTCCAACTACCCGGCGAACGAAACCTAGAAGCTTCTACCGTCCTCCTCGGCGGAGCGTCTGCCTATACCGTCCCCAACGGAACATCGGTCGCGGCATATATGGCCAAGATCAACGAATCAGTACAGGGCAGAATCTTCGTAGCACGTGACGGAGTGTTTACCTTTCAGGATCGGATCGGAACGACACTTTCCGCACCCGTCGCCAACTTCCACGATGACGGAACGGCAATTTCATTTGATCAAGTCGGCATCTCATTTGAAGCAAACCAAGTTGTTAACCGCGCATCAGTCACCCATGCCGGCGCAACTAGCCCAGAAATCGCCGAGGATCTGGCATCCCAAGCGACCTACTTCATCCAAACAAACTCGATCTCCGACGCCTTAGTGCACAACAACACGGCCGCCCTAGACCTTGCCAACTATCTACTCGTAGGCGAACCCGAGCCGCGTTACACAAACGTCTCTACCGCGTTCTTAATGCTTACAGACGCCCAACGCGACACCGTGGCCGTCCTTGAAATTGGCGACACCATCAGCATCGAGAAGTCTTTTAACACGGGCAACACGACAACACAATTAGCGCAAGAACTAGCCATTGAAGGCATCCAGCATCAGATCACCCTCAGCGATGGCCACCGAATAACGCTATTCACAAGCCCAACGACGCTTGTCTACGAACTGATTCTTGACGATCTCATATATGGCACAATCGACACGGAGAATGTCTTAGGATAGGAATCACTATGGGAGCAAACGCAACAACATTCGTCCCGGCCTACGTCGCTGGCGAAGTCCTAACGGCCGCCGATCTATCGGTCACGAACTCGGGTATTCCGGTGTTCGCAGATTCCACGGCGCGCGACGCAGCCTTCGGCGGTACGGGCGAAAAGACACTTGCCGAAGGCCAGTATGCGTATTTAGAAAGCACAAAACAAACGCTTGTTTACAACGGAAGCGCTTGGGTCTCTGTTGGCGCAACACCGGGCTTAGTGCTTATTGCTGCACAAACAATTGGTAGTGCCGTTGCAAGCGTTACTG